TATTTTTTCTTATATCAGCAGAATCTAAATACATTTCATTTGCTAACATATTAGCATTGAAACCTAGATAGTGTGTGTTGTATGCTAATGTATCTAATAAGACAGAAAAACCTGATCCTTCAAAATTATAATCTGAAAACTCTGGTTGATCTTGTAAGAATGCTTTTAAATTTAATTTGATTGCGTCAAAATCTAAATCTGATACTATAAATTTATTACTTGCCATATTATCTTAATCTTTCTAAAAATGTTTCTACTTCTACTGGTGAATTTGATCCAACTACATAAAACATAATTTTTAATTCGTAACTGTTTCTATCAATATTAGGATTTGCTAATACTTGTTGTAAATCAATTCTTGGTTCAAAATTATTTAAAACTTCAGCAACTTTTCTTTGTAAATTAAGAGCATTAAGAGGTGTCATTGGTTCAAATAACATTGCTCTTACATCACTCCCTATTTCAGGATGAAAAGGTCTCTCATAATGATTTGTGTTAATTAAATTTCTAACACTTCTTTTAACTGCCTCTACATCTGTTAATCTATTAACATCATTTGTAATAGGATTACGACCAAAGTTTAAATCCAAATCTTTATAGATTCTATTTGCTCTTTTAGAATTGTTGGTTGTACTAGCATCATAGTTTGACATATCTCTTATATTTATACGCTAACCTGAGAAAACATTAGAAGAACCTTTAGTCATTGCCCCAGCGTCTGTACTATCCCCTATTCTTGCAATTGGTAATCCACATACTCTTACTGTTGAAGAACCAACATTAACATTTGCAACGTGTGGCGCACAAGGTGGTGCTGGTGGAAAGGGGTGTGATACCGTAGGATCACTTTGTCTTGCAATTAATATACTATTTGCAAAAACAGTTGATTGTCCTGGTGTATCAAGTATTGTTGTTCCAGCACATATGTGTCCTGTACTTAATTGATCCCCTTTTCTACTAACTGCTGGCATTATGCACTTCTTCTACTTGCTTCTAATTTCGCTTTTGCGATTGCTCTTCGTTTTTCAACCATTATTGATTGTCTTATTTTTCTTCCCATAGGGATTTTTACTGAAGTTTCTATTTTATTACCTTTTTTAGTAATAAATTCAACTCCTATTCTTTCATCTTTGAAATCACCTTGAACAGACATAACTGCCTTCTTCAAACTCATTGCTTCTTTCTCTTTTTCGTCACCTGCTTCATTCCAAAACTTAAATATTCTCATTTTTGCCATTTTTATATCTCCATTATTAAATATTATCGTATTTTATAGTATCTTCCCAAGAATCATCATCTTTTTCGCAACGACAATGTGTACAACAAACAGTTTTTTCTGATTCGCCATAATCTTGTAAACATTTTTCGCCACAATGCGATTCGTGTCCGCAATTTAGACAAAATTTTTGTGAATTTACCATATTATTATTTATCCTAAAATTTACAACGAGTTTTGTGTTGCAAATTTTCAATTTGTCTTAATCCGTCAAGTGATTCGCTCATTGATTCGCCGGAATTCTCAAATTCCGGTCTATAATCGCAATTTTCTTTGATTTTTGTACAATTTACAAGAACAAAAAGAGAACATAACAAAAAAAGTGTAATTATTTTCATATTTTCGGGATTTTTTTGTTGACTTTTGAGTGGTTTTCCTATATATTTAGTAGTATATGATAACAAAAACACAAAAAACAAATAATTTGACAATTGTAAGAAATGTTGCTTATAGTCAAATTAAAAAAATGAAGAAAAACATCAAAGAAATCGTTGAAGTTGATAACGACCTTTTAGAGATAATTGATATTAATATGAAAAACGCAATTAATAAGATTATCCACGATTATAACTTCAAAAAGATAAACCAATAAGGAGAAAAAAACACTATGAAAAAAATATATGAATATACAACAATAGTTATGTCAATAGTCGGTACCTTTTGTATGATAGGTGCTGCTGGTGCAATAGATGGTGGTTACAACGGAATACCAATGAACGATAATTGGGCATTATGTTTCGCACTATTCTTAATAGGTGTTGCTAGTTTTATATTAGCATTATACTCACAAGTATTGTATTCAGAAGCAGACTCAAAGTCTTCTTCATATTACAAAGACTTAACTGAATATTACATTGACGAAGAAATCAAATAAGGAAAATATGAAAGATACACAATTAAAAAAAGACATTATGAATATTGCAAGGGCCGAAAGTGCTGACGAATTTACAATTTGTTGTGGTACCTTGTTTGCAAAATTTAATGTATCAGTACATAAACAAATGGCTGATAATTTAAAAACTACTTTACAAACTTTCTTTGATAATAGAAAGAAAAATGATTGTAATGTACAAATGTCAGGTCCTTTAGGTACCGAAGAAGAATATGCTTACGACTTTGTACCTGTTGTAGATTTTAGACTAGACGGAATAGGAATTTAGAGTTACCCTTTAAGGGTTGTTTTTTCCCACCTAGAGGCTGGAAACCTTTAGGTGGGTTTTCTTTTATATGCTCTGCATACGAGGATCATTTGAAAAAAGGTTTTTCTTTGCCTTTGGTCTAGCGATACTATCTTTACTTCTTTTTCTTAATTGAGCTTTAGCAGAGTCTAATTTACTTTTCTCTTTTCTTAAAGCTCGTAGGTCTTTTATTAAGTCCATACATACTCCTTTAATAAAGAGCGTTTCTTCAACCTTGATTGGTTTACTTCCGTCCGTTTCAGGATAAACGATTATAACTATTTATACACTAAAAGATGTACCACAACCACAAGATGAGGTTGCTTTGGGATTGTTAAATACAAAGGCAGATTCAAAGTCATCATAAGTATAATCTAATTCCATACCTGTTAAATACAATTCATTAATTCTATCTATAACTAACATATCATCAATAACAATATCTTCCCTTTGTTCTTCATCTGTAAAAGACCAATCATAATTAAAACCAGCACAACCACCACCTTTAACAGAAAGTCTAACAAACTTCTTGTTATGTTTCTTTCTTAATTCAGTTAATCTTTTATATGCGTTATCTAGGATTGTTATCATTTATATCTCCCATATGTAAGTAAGTCATTATCTGATACTTTGTTCCTTTAATTACTTTTTCACCTTGATGAGGGTGTGTCCAATAAGGTGGAAACATTAATAGTCTACCTGCCTTTGGTTTACATTTAACATCATATCTAGGTATACTTGTTTCACCACCTTCTTCTACATCTGATAGATACATTATAAAAACTAAAAATCTTTTTGATAATGGTCCTGTTCTTATAACATCTACGTGATTTTTAAAAACATCTTTACCATTTGCTTCATACTTTTTAAAGTGTACATTTTCTGTATCTATCAATACTGGTAAATGATGTTTCTCTATACCTATATCTTTTATAAATTTATGAAAGTGTTGATGACAAGCATTAATAAAAGTATTTTTAACATTTATCCATTCATCTTTATTTTCTATACATATTTCAGTAAAACTTTTTGTTTGTGAGGTAACTTGATTAAAGTCTGGACTTTCGTATCTGTTATCATCACTTGGATTTTTACTTTTTTTAAATAGATTAATAGTATCTTTGCACCATTGATCTGAAACAACATTGTCGTAAATTCTCACACACGATTCATTCATAATAATATATATCCTATTCTAATAATGTAGCAACCAAATGAACTCTATCAACTTCACTACCATTAAAGAAGTTGTGATATTTTGTATTGTCAGTTATATAAGCAGCGCCGTCTGAAGGCATATGAAATGCTGTATCTTCTATAACCATAATATTACCTTTGTTAGTTATAATAGGAATGTGTATTCTTTTTTCAGGATCCCTATGCCAACTTAAACAAGTACGACTTGGTTTCATTAAGAAACGAATACGACCTATTTTAAAATGTTTAGATATAAGATTGTAAACATCTTCTACATATGACCCTTTAAACTCAGGACAGATTTCTGTATATTTACTTTCTTCTATAAAAGGTAATCGTTGTTCTTCAACATTAGTTGTATCAGGCATTGTCCAATAAAGACCACGAACATTACCACCAGATATACTTCTAGGATCGCCTGGTATCCTATTAATGCAAATTGCATTGAAATCAATATTAGCAGGGTTATCAGTTTTAAAACCTAAATGATATTTAAAATCAAGGTACTCTTTACCAAGTCTTTCAACATCAATGTTTAGATTTATTCTATCGTGGTATTTGCTAATATGTTCATTTAACATATCACTATTTAGTTGCAACTAAAAGATAACAAATAAAGATACAGAAATTAATGCCATAAGAATGGCCAGACATCCAGAGATGTAATACAATTTCTGTATCATTCTATTATATTTAGAGTTTACACATCTTTAAGAACATTAGAGAAATTTCCGATTTTTTTTTAAGATGCTTCGATTCGGCGATTTTTGTGGTTTTAGGTACTCTAAGCTTTTCCTGAAGGTTCAACACCACTATGTATAACTTATAGGATGCTGACACCAAAGTATAAGAGTAATAACCAGAATAGTCCTTTAAATAGAAAGAACCAGAAACCAACTTTGACAATAGATTTTGTCCAAGAAAAAATTTTTGCTCGTCTTTTTAACATTTTTTTGTACTCACGCTGAGATTGTATTCTCTTTAGATATTGTCTAATACGGTACCTTTGTATAGGGGTCATTCCCATAGTATCCTCCCAATATTATGTTAAGTTATAACTTCGTTATATTTAGGGTTAGAGGCCGACTTATAGAGTAATAAAATAGTACCGAAAAAAAAACCAGTTATTTAATTAAGAAAGGCCTCCTGTTTATTAGGGATGGTTGTTATTGCATTTATAGATTAAAAGCTGGCCTAGCGTGGCATTGCTCGGGCTTATATAGGAGGATCCTAAGGATTTAAATCTATTGTAGAACCACGAATGGTTGTACTGCCTGTTGTGTTGTGTGTTGTTGTGCCTTCTACTGTCTTTGTTTCTGAGCCTTGTACATTAAGATTGTAGTTTCCCCCTACATTAACATTCATATCAGAGCCGACATCAAAGTTAAACTGGCCTGTCTTTGTTACTACATTCAGGTTGCCGTTATCTACTTGTATATTAACATTTGCATTAGGGCCTACTTGTATGTCGTAATTGTTATCAGCCGTACCACTCTTGTTAATAAAGACTTTATGGCGGCCGTCTATGGTTACATCACTATTACCTTTTATGTAGTGTTTGTTATCTTTGTTGGTAATGTTAAAGTAGCTGGCCATATTTAAATCTATTCTATTGCCGGCTGTATCTATTTCATAACTTGTACCGCTACTATGTTGTTCGTATATTCTATAATGATTGGTACGGATGCCGTCTTCGTCAACTGTAAACGAATCGTCATATTCTTTTATATGGCCGCTCTCACTCTCAAACACGTGATTATATGGATAGACGGCATTGTATGTAATAGCAGGTTGAGACCAGTTGTCCGTGTCGCTGGCT